GTTGTCGAAGGACAGGGAGATGTATGGCGTGCCGTAGAAGCCGGTCTTGATATGTCGGTTGGCATATTTGGATCTAGTATAAATGAAGACCAATTAATTTTACTTGAACAAAGCGGAGCGTTGAATTTAGTGGTACTTACAGACTATGACGAAGCTGGTAACAAGGCTGCACAGCAGATCATGAAAAAGTGTGGAAGGCGTTTCAACTACATTAGACCAGAGATGCCGAAAGGCGTCAAAGATATTGGCGATCTTACCGTAGAACAAATTAAAGAACTTATTTTACCTCAATTGGAGAAGTTTATTAAATGAATACTAAGATTTTAGCATTTGCTGGTGCAAAGCAAGCAGGTAAATCAACATGTAGTAATTTTCTACATGGTTACCAGCTACGTGCTCAAGAGATTATAGAGAATTTTGGAATTATGGACAATGGCAATCTTTTTGTTAAGACTAATGTACTTCAGGAAAATGGGTCAGAGCAAATCGAAGACACATACCTTGATACAAATCGTCGAGATCAAGAGTTTGTTGAATGGGCGATGTACAATATGTGGCCGTTTGTAAAAAAATACTCTTTCGCGGACAGTCTTAAAGATATTGCGATCAATCTTTTTGGATTGACTTATGAACAGGTGTATAGCGGTGAAGCATACAAAAATCAACAGGTTCCGCATCTCAGATGGGAGAACATGCCGGGGGCACATGCCACAGGCCCAATGACCGTTCGTGACTTCCTGCAATATTTCGGCACAGATATTTGTAGAACAATTCACGATTCTATCTGGGTGGACAGATGTATCAATGATATTAAATATGAAGAACCACTTCTTGCTATTGTTGATGATTGTCGCTTTGAAAACGAGATCAAGGCTGTACAGAAAGCTGGTGGTAAAGTTATTGGTCTAAGTCGAAACCCCTACGAAGACAGTCACTCCAGTGAACAAGTTATAAAAGACAACTGGGACTTGTTTGACGCTGTGATTGACAACCAAGAAATCAGCATTCATGAGATGTGTACAGAAGTAATTCGAAATATTGACGACTGGGGATGGTTCTCAGAAACAAAGATTACTAGTAAAAAAGAACGACTCCATACCATAAAGGCGGAATAAATGATTGTAACATACATACGAAGCTCATCTTATAACAACTATGATTATTGTCAGATGCAATACTATATCACTTATGTGCTTGGTCATAGATCTGTATCTGGCAAGAAAGCTCAGTTGGGAACTGTTGTACATAAAGCACTGGAAGTACTGGCATCGTGTACCAAAAAATCACAGGAGAATCCAGACAAGAAAAGTTTGTTTGTCAATGATGACGCTATCGGCAAAGTCAACTTTACTCCTGCCAAACTTAAAACTAAAAAGTTTGTCATGGACATGTTAGACAGAAGTTATGAACACTACACTACTACGTGCGAAGCGAAGCATAAATATACTGGTGCTGATAAAAAGTTCTGCATAACTCAAACAAACAACGCTTTGGATTACAACAATGGTCAGTTTGACCCTCGTAAAAGAAAGATTGTAGACACAGAGCCACAGTTTGATATTCCGATTGACGAACCTTGGGCTAAGATTAAGTACAAAGACAAAGATGGAAAAGAAGTAGAAGGTCGGCTTGCCATCAAAGGAACTATTGACCTCGTAACAGAAATAGAAGATGGAATTATCGAGGTAGTAGATTGGAAAACGGGTCAGCGTAAAAACTGGGCAACCGGAGAAGAAAAGACTTACGAAAAGTTATTGGAAGACCCTCAATTACTTTTGTATAATTATGCAATTTCTAAACTTTATCCTAATTATAAACAGGCTATAATGACGATATTCTACACTAGAGATGGCGGCCCGTTTAGTATGTGTTTTGACGAAGATGATCAGAAAAAGTTTTTAGGGATGCTGGAACAGCGTGTTAAACAAATACAACACAACAAATATCCATCGCTATGCTCTAGAAATAGAACGAGCTTCAAGTGTACACGACTTTGTTCGTTCTATAAAAAGAACTGGGAAGGAACTAATATTTCTATGTGTGAACACGTAGAAAACAACTTAAAGGCTTTTGGGCATGACGAGACTGTGGAGAAATGCACGAAAGAAGGATTTAACGTAGGATATTACGAATGTCCCGGATAAAGTCCTTCATTTGTACATTTTTGTGTATAATAATATATAACCAATAAGGAGGTATATTATGACAAAAGTAAAACAAGAAGAAAAACTAATTGGTCAAAAGTTCAATATGGGAACCGTCATTAGTTTTGTGGGTAGAGAGAAAAGAAAAAACAGAAAGAGTTTAGTATGGTTGGTTCAGTGCGAGTGCGGAAACACTTATGAGGCAACCACTACTGAACTTACCTGTTGTGGAAAAAGAAGTTGCGGTTGTCTCAATATGAGACACTCGCCAACCATATATGATGTAGGAACAAGATACGGAAGTCTTGTGGTAGTTGATATAGACGGCGAAAAGAACTCTAGCGGAAAACTTTATAGAAAATGTCTTTGCGACTGCGGAAAAGAAAAATATGTAACTTTAGGCAATCTAAAAAGCGGGAATGTTTCCAGTTGCGGTTGTCTCAAAATGAGACAGGGGAAAGACCACCCGCTGTTTCAAGGTTACGAGGGAATTTCTAAAAGATACTGGTCAAGAACAAAAGGAAGTGCCGCAGCGAGAAATATTGAATTTTCTATAACTATGGAAGAAATGTGGGAACAGTGGTTGATCCAAGACGGTAAGTGTAAATTAACAGGAAAAAAATTGTTGTTACATACGAGTAAAGGTAATAACACAACGGCATCCCTTGATAGGATTGATTCATCTAAAGGGTATACTAAAGATAATATTCAATGGATACATAAGGACATTCAAAGAATGAAGACAGATTTTAATAACGAATATTTTATAGAGATATGTAAAAAGGTAAGTGAATGGCACAATTAATAGATATTAAAAAAGAGGATGAAGATGATTGAAGTAGAAATTACAGAAAACATGAAACAGCAAGCATGGAGAAAAGCTCGCGAAATGGGGAAATTAAAGAACTCCATCATGAAAGGTGACGGAAATATTGCAGGTTTTTTAGGAGAGGCGGTTGCAAATGAGGTTTTGGATGGTATAATTAGTAATACATTCGACTACGACATCATGACAGAAGACACTACTTGGGATGTAAAAACCAAGAGATGTACAAGTCCTCCAAAGGACTATTATGATTGTTCAGTGGCCGATTACAACACTAGCCAAGATTGTGACAACTACATTTTTGTCAGGATTGAAAATAAGAATGGAAGATGGGGGCGAGCTTGGGTGTTGGGCTGGCTTCCACGCGACGAATATTACAAGAAGGCAAGAACGCTAACTAAGGGACAAAAAGATCCATCAAATGGATTTATCGTCAGAGCAGATTGTCATAACGTGGCTATTAAAGATTTGAATAAGTTTGAGGAATAGAATGTGGAATCCGATTAATTGCAAGACTCATTTCAGCTTGCAGCATGGTTTTTGTAAAACTGATAAACTGGCAAAAAGGTGTGCTGAATATGGATACACCGCGTGCGGTATTGCCGACTTTGGAACACTGTCTGGTGCGGTAGGGTTTCAGCAAGACTGTAAGAAGCATGGTATCAAACCAATCATTGGATGCGAGTTCAATGGTTATATTCTTTATGCAAAGAATAAAGCTGGATGGTTCGATTTAGTAAAATATGTTTCGAATCGAAACCTAGAAGTTTTAAAAAATGTCGCTAAGAATGGTAATGTTTTATGTGTAACTCCAGACAGGAATGGGTTTTCTAACCTGTTTAAACATAATTATATACAGATTGATTATGAGTCCCAAGCTATATATTATGTTGATGAGTCTGACGCTGAATGTCATAAAATCATGCTTTGTGGAAAAATGAAAACGACATTAAAAAAGATAGAAAAACTAGATCATGACTGTAAACAGTTTTTTGATAAAAGTCACAAACATTATAACACATTCCACCTGCCAGATAAAAACGTCACAATAGCAAAAAGGATGCTAACAGTTGGAGACAAAGATATCTGGCGTATTGTTGAAAAATGCGAAGATTACGATCTTGCAGATCAGCCCTCATTTCCTACTTTTGAATGTCCAGAGGGTTTTGATGAAGATGAATACTTAACTCAATTGTGTCGAGACGGGTGGAAGAAAAAGCTAATTCCTGCTGGCCGCGTCGAAGGTGAATACTTCAACAGTCTTTACAGGGATAGAATCAAACACGAGCTAAAAGTAATTTTTAAAGCCCAGCTATCTGGTTATTTTTTAATTGTTCAAGATATAGTTGGATGGGTTAAAAGTAAAGGGTGGCTTGCAGGTCCGGGTCGAGGAAGTGCTGCTGGTTGCTTAGTCTCCTACCTGCTAGATATTACAGAAGTTGACCCTATTGAGTTTGATTTACTTTTTGAACGATTTTACAACGAGGGTAGAAATACAGATGGCAATGTGGCTATTCCTGATGTTGATATCGATGTTCCGGCAGAGCATAGGGACGAGGTAATTGCATATATCAAAGAAAAGTACGGAGAAGAAAATGTATCACAAATGATCACATTTGGACGATTACAAGGACGGTCTGCCATCAAAGAAGTATTGAGAATTAATGACGCTGTGTCATTTGCTGAAATGAATGAGATAACAGATAGTATACCAGACGAAGCTAAGATTTCCGATCAGTTAGAATTAATGGAAGATAAGTCTGTCATCAGATGGGCACTTGATAACGATCCAGAAAAATTAAAGAACTGGGTATTCATCAATGATGATGGCAAGTTAGACGGTCCACTTGCTAATTTATTTAAGCAAGCAATTAATATTGAAGGAACTAATAAGTCGCAAGGCAAGCATCCTGCTGGTGTTATTATTTCTAAATATAAATTATCGGATGTTTGTCCGATGACTGTAGACAAATCGGGCGATCCGGTTGTAGCTTTTGAAATGAACCCACTAGAAATCCAAGGACATGTTAAATTTGACGTGTTGGGTATTGACCTCTTATCTAAAATAATGGAGATTTGTGAAAATGATTGAAAATCCTGAAGAAATTTATTCCGCTGTAGTTTACGATGGGTGTTGCGTAGAATCCAAAGGTGTCTCGTTATGCAACTTAGAAGATTTTATGAATACAACCGTTGGAATTCCTAGATCAAAATACCAAGTTTGGTCAGACAAGCATAGATATTACAAGTTATTTTTTACTATTGATGAAGCTGTAGAAAAATTTTTAGAATTGAGAGGTTAAAGATTATGAATTGTATTAAAGATGTTTTCTGTTGGTTTATTTTGTTTTTTTTATGTTTGCTTGTTGCTGGATCTTGGGGCTGTCTTAAAG